CACACGTGAAACGGTTGTCTTTCCTCCACAAGGTGTTCCCGTTATAAAATAAACATTTTTTAAGTACTCTTTGATTACATTATCTTGAAATATCATTGCACAATCTCCTTTATTAAATAGTTTTTCGGGTTCTGCCTATACATAAAACTATTTAACATAGTTCTATGAACTCAGATATTTCTTAATTTTAAGAACATCATCATATTCATTTCACCTCCACAACTTTCGATTTGGTAAACCATCTATACAATACCATACTTCATTGTCCATTACAATAATTGCATCGCTCCCGCTTATTCTCATCAATTCTGCAACTATTATATTGTGATATTATGCTTACTCTTAGGCTGTCTGTTCACTTTTCTTTGCGTGATACGCTTCACGTCTCATAGCCAGTGTTTTTTCATATCTCTCTTTTGCAATAGGGTCTCCATTCAATGCATCTTCACGCATTTTTCTGTAGCTCTTCACTGTGGCTCTAACCTGATACTGTTTACGCTCTGCAAGCTGACTCTTTGCTTCCTGATCTCCGGCTTCCGCCCTGGCTCTCAAGGCTTCCATCTGCTCCTTTCTTCTTGCGGTATGCCGTCTGTTGTATTCTGCATTTCTCTCTTCCAAATATTTTGCATATTCAGGGTCATTTTCTGCTCTCTGCTTACGCTTTTCTGCTGATTTCCTTGAACGTTCTCTTGCAATAGCTCTACTCTCCTCAAGCTCTCTGACGGCTTCCTGATTGCCTTTTTCTGCCTGCTCCTTTAATTCTGCCAAAGCAATCTTTTTCTTCTTTGTAGCACGCTCCTGACGTTTCTTTTCCCTTTCCAATGCCAAGCGTTCTTTCTCTTCCATCTTCGCCCGATATTCAGGGTCAGACATTCTCAATTCTCGCATTTTTTCAGATCTCTTACGGTTGTTCTGTCTGCCTTTTTCAAGGATTGCTTTATATTCTGCCATAGCTTCAGGATCTCCAGCTTCTGCTTTTGCCTTGATCTCTGCACGCTTCTGATTTCTTTTCTGCGTAGATTTCTTAGAAGATTTTCTCTTTCTTTCAGCAATCTCTTCCGCTCTGCGTGCTTCCTCTGACTGCAAGGCTTCCACTTCATCCTCACTGAGTGGAAGAACAAAATTTCCAATGAAATTGAAATAAATATCCACTTGCTGAGTACGGTCTTTTGTTCTGCCACCCTCTGCTTCATGAATTACAACCTTTTCAATGAAATCATTAAGCATAGGTGTTGTCAGTTCCTCAAAATCTCGGTATTTCTTAACCAGTCGCACAAATTTATCAATCTGCACTGCCTTAGTGGATATACGTTCTGTAGCAGTTTCAAGTTCTGAAATTCTCTGCTCTAGGCTGCTTTGTTCGGTGTCATATTCTGTCATAAGGCGGTTAAACTGTCTCTCCGGCAATCGCCCCAGTGTGAAATTCTCATACAGACCTTTTATCAGATCATCCAAATCCATCATACGACGTTTTGCTTCTAACAACTCCTTTTTATCATCTGTATTATCCTTTTCACACTGCAATTCATACTGTGCTTTCAACTGTTCTACAAACTCTTTTTCATCTTTAAGGACATACTGTGACACTCTCTTAGTTGCCTGATAAATCAGCATTTCTATTGTGCTTGCCTTGATATAGTGACCAGTACATGAATGATATTTATTGTGGTACCGGCTACACCGGAATGCCTGATTGCTGTCATATATTTTCCCATCTTTTGGCTTTGAATTGATATATGCCAGTCTGCTTCCACAATCCGCACAATAAAGCAGTCCTGACAGCCTGTGCGCAGGCTTTTCACTGTTTCGCCTTGGAGATACCCTTTTTCTCATTCTCTGCGCTTTATCATATGTTTCCTGATCAATGATAGCTTCATGTGTATTGTAAAAGACAAGCAGTTCGTCCTCATTTGCAATTCTTTTCCGTTTTGTCTTAAAATTATCCCTCGTTGTCTTCCCAAGAACGGTATGCCCCAAATACTCACGTCTGTTCAAAATATAGCCCACTGTTGTAGCATTCCATGTATAAGGGTCATGGTAATTCGTACACTGGCAATCCTCAGGATGATTCTGTCTCGCATAAGCCGAAGGAATAAGGATTTTATCCTCTGACAAGGTATCTGCTATTGCGGTTGCACCCATTCCATCACAAGCAAGCTGAAAAATGCGTCTGACAACCGAAGCAGAAGCTTCATCAACATACAATGTCTGCTTATCCTCAGGCTTTCTGTAATATCCATAAGGCACTGCACCGCTGACACGTTTTCCGTCTCGCATTTTTGCCTTGAACACTGCCTTGATTTTCTTACTGGTATCTTTTGCATACCACTCATTCATGATATTCAGAAATGGTGTAAAATCATTATCTGCCGGATTGGCACTGTCAACTCCGTTATTTACTGCAATAAAACGGACATTTTTCTTAGGGAACATCATTTCCGTATAGAAACCTACTTGCAGATAGTTTCTGCCAAATCGGGACATATCTTTGACGATCACTGTTCCCACTCTGCCGGCTTCAATCTCTGTCAGCAAAGAATTGAATGCCGGTCTGTTGAAGTTCGTTCCTGAATATCCATCATCACTGAAATGCTGAATATTACCAAAGCCATGTTGCACTGCATAATCTTCCAGATACTTCTTCTGGTTTGTTATGGAGTTGGATTCGCCCTGCATCTCATCATCACGGGACAGACGCTCGTAAAGTGCTGTTATTCTGTTATCTTTAGCCATTTTCTCAGCTCCTTTCATAATGCTAAAAAATAAGAACACACAGAAAACACTTCATTTTTTAATGACCTATTTTCTCTGTATTCTTAAAATCTAACCCTTCGGATCGGTGACCACATAGGAACTGTGCATCTGCATAAGGTTCGGCTTCACAAAAAAGCGTGTCTTACCGGAGCCGGAACCGCCGATCACAAGAATGTTTTTATTCCTTGCATACTTCGGCTGCTTTGGTCTGCCGGACATCATAAGACGCTCCGTTGCCGTTAAAAGCACGTTGTTTTCAAATACCGGATCGACATAAGGCTCTATGTCTTTGACAGTTCCCCACCTTGCCGAACCGTATTCTACTCCCTGCCGGAATTTCTTTGCATTTTTCGCTTTATAATATACTACCATACGAAATCCTATCCCGCATCCCACGCCAACCAGTAAATCCCTCGGCATAAAACTGGGAAATGGGTTTGCAAACGCACCTCCCATCCCATTGATCGTGTCCAACACCTTCTGTAACGTGTTATCTCCTGCCTGCTGTCCGTACAGCCATGAAACCTTATTAAAGACATATCCAAATATCACATAGTGAGCGCATTTGAGGGCAAGCTGTTTCCCATTTACCCCTCTGCACTTTTCTTTGACAGTTTTCGGGATTGACTGCAAATCCTTTACAATCCCGTCAATGACCTTGCTTATAGGCTCTGTCCCCTGTCCTTGTTTTTCTCTCTGCTCCGCTCCCTGTTCTTGTTCTGTGCGATTATCTTCTGAAGTCCTTTCAGTTTCTGCCGTAATGACGGACGCTGTTGCTTTTTCTCATTAACTTTTACAAATTCCTTGAATGCCTGTGCAATCACATCGGCATCTTTGCCCTTGAAAAATACAAGATACTTGGGTGGTTCCGTGATCTTATCCTTCTTTACAGCGAAATCGACATTGTATTTCCTTGCGACACGCTCAAAGGATTTAATATTGCTATCCGTAACCTCAATGGACTTTGCACCCTCTCCCTGACCGACCAGCTTCTTTACCGGAATCTTTCCATGCGAAGGCTGCTTATGCTTCTGATGCTCCAGATACATCTTCATTGCCTTCTGTAAAATGCTTGCGGTCAGCTTGGAAGTCTTGATTGCAAGAGCAATGGTTTTCTGTGTTGTTTCCTCCTGCACGGTGTACCTCCTTCCTTATCTGCAACGATTGGATTCAGGGTGGAACCAACAGCCTGTGTAATAAATATTTCATAAATTCTCCTTTCCACTTCTGGACATTATGTCCAAAAGTTCTGCAATCGAGTAGGAGGCGGTGACTAACCGCCGTCCTCTCACAGCACCGTACGTACCGTTCGGTATACGGCGCTTTCAATAGTTAACGTGCACAGACTGATAGGCTGTGGCTAAATCATAAAAGCCACTGTTTATCAGTCTTTCTTTATTCAGCGCCCAAATCACAGCTTTGTTATTGCTGATATACCAATACTTTCTGCGACTGTTTGCTATTGTTGACGCATAGTGTTCTGGGATTCCAAGTTTGACTAGATTTTTATATTTCGTTCTAGGTTTCTTCCACTGTTTCCATATACACATGCGTATTCTGTGATAGAGCCATCCGTTGATGTCATCTATGTTGCTCTTCATACTTGCAATTCCGTAGTAGTTAAGCCATCCCCTTGCATACACCTTGATTTTCTCAAGGCTTGGCTTGATTGACTGACATCGCTTACGGGAAGATAACTCCTTCAATCTGGACTTAAACTTCTTCCATGACTTCGAATGAACTCGGACATAAGTGCCTTTCCCGTTCCTTCCCAATGCAAAGCCAAGGAATTTAAAATTTCGGATTGCAAACACGCTGACAGTACGGCTCTTTTCTCGGTTGACTGTAAGTTTCAGCCTCTTCTCAAGATATTTTGTACTGCTTTCCAAGAGTCTCTCTGATGCTCGCTTGCTCTTTGCAAGAAGCACGATGTCATCTGCATATCTTATGCATGGAACACCTCTTTTCAGGAACTCCTGGTCGAACTCATTGAGGTAGACATTTGCCAGCAATGGTGATAGATTTCCACCTTGTGGTGAGCCTTCCTCTGTGTCAATGACCACTCCGTTTTCCATTACACCGCTTTTCAGATAGCGCTTTATCAACTGTACTACACGTTCATCTTTTACATTCTTCCGGAGAAGATTGATGAGAATTTCGTGATTAAGAGTATCGAAGTACTTTGACAAGTCAAGGACTACAGCAAATGTATAGCCTTGTTCTGCATACTCCTTAACCTTAAGTATTGCATCTTTTGCACTTCTGTTCGGACGATAGCCATAGCTACCATCTGCAAACAGCGGTTCATAGATTGGCACTAACTGTTGGGTTATTGCCTGTTGAAGTGTACGGTCTATCACTGTTGGTATGCCAAGCTTTCGCACACCACCATCTGGTTTGGGAATCTCAACTCGTCTTACTGGAGACGGAGTATACTTTCCACGATAAATGCGGTCAGTTATCTCTTGTTGATGTTCCTTTAGATATGGAAGAGCCTCTTCAATGGTCATGCCATCAATTCCCGGCGCTCCCTTGTTTGCCTTAACTCTCTTATACGCTCTGTTAAAGTTGTCTTTATACAGTATCGTTTCCAAAAGTCTCGGCTGTGCACTGTCTCTTTCTTTCCATATCCGATTGAATGACCTGGACGCTTTCACATACCCTTCATGTTCCGCATTATCTCTTTGCGAACAGCCATTGTTTTCAATGTTTTCTGCCATAGACGGTCATTACTCCTTTCTCGGTCATACTCAAGACTCCTACTGATTCGGTCCTTCACCTCTCGGCTACTATGACCTCTGCTGACTTCTATGCGTTCAGCATTGCTTTATGCAATGGTTACCTCTTTCAAGGCATACCGCACAGACCTCCCTAGGTACCACACGTTTCTTCCTCTCCATCCATCTGCCTCATTTATCATGCATTATTCCGTGTAGTTATTGGGCTTTAACATGGGTTGCTGTCTTACCCACATGCATGACCTCATATGAGATTTCTGTTCGTCAGACCAGAGATTTGCCCGTGAGTTGGTATATTCCTCACATCCAGCTTCCTTCAGATTCCATCTCACGATGGACACCCTTGCCTTCGGCTATATCCTTCCCACTACCGGGCGGATTCGGGACTTTAACCCGTTAGAAACGTGCGCCGCTAGGCGCACAACCGAAAAGATGGCAGATAGGTTAAGCACCTACCTGCCATCTTTAATCTATATATTTCAGAAATAATGATTAATTA